GGGGAGAGGTAAAGGGAGGTTAAAGGACTAACCCCCGGCTGACACGACGTAGTCCGCCGGGAAGACTACGATAGAGCTTTAATAATGCGCTATCGTATTCCTGCCAGGTCGATAAATTCGACCAAAAAGGGATGTCTTGACAAGTAAGCTTGGCTGAGCTTAGCGCACCGAGCCTCGTCACAGCGGGATAAACCCGCGCGCGACTAGGACCGGCTTCGTTGATCTCAATGTCAACGGGCGGATGGACCCAAGATAGGGCCCAACTTGTCTCCCTTGCCTCGTATGGTACGAGGTCGCCTTGGACTTTCTCAGGGTCCCTGGCTACATAACGTCGTCCGAGGGTATACCGACCAAGAGTCGTCTGCATTAGCACCGCAGCGTATGCAGGTGAAACGATTACGTAATCGCAGCCCTTCCTCTTCGAAGCGAAGGGATCGTCATCGTAAGTCGTCCACTCAACACGCGACTGCGCCCACTGTTGGTTCCCTTTCGGGACTTCCAACACATGTGGGACGGCTCTGAAGGGAGTATACATAACGCCCCCAGTACTGTACGCAGCGGAAATCATTCGCTTACATGCGTTTAGATCTTCCAATGAGCTGCGCCAACTGGGCATGAGCACTTCTGGGACGCGTACACCAGCAGTTGTTAGCTCCCATATGGGTACGGCATTACGCCGATCCTGCGGTAAAGCATCCAACAACAAGGTTACTACGCGTTGTAATGAAACATCCCAGTTCGTGCACCAAAACGTTACACGATTAAGGAGGTCCACGACATCCGTATAATCGCGGAGGTGTCTAATATACACCGGCCGTATGTTCCAGCCAGCATAAGCATCTACACCACAGGACTCCTTAAAAGGGCCTGTCACAAACGATTTATCAAGGTTAACCTCCGCCCTGATTCCATGAAGTACGGCCATTAGCCTTTCGGCCAATACTTCATGGATAATAATGTCATCGCCGAATACTGAATACTCCGGCAGGTTGCCCCGGTGAGCCAATCGTTCACACGAACAATTACTTTCGTAGTTGTTCATACGTTCGTGGTCCTCATCGAGAATAGCCTGACAGAGAGCAGCATAAAAGATGGTCTGGAATGGAAAAGTCCAGCCAGTACCCATCGTTCCGGCGATGTGGAGGTTTTCTGATCGTAGGACAGGTTCAGACGCGTCCGTGTTGTCCATGTATTCGAATTCACTTTCGAGTGATTCATGCATGAGTGCCTTTATGTTCGGCAACCCACACATAAACCAGTCCACCAAAGACCAGTAATAGAAATCGCTAGACTTTTTCAAGTCGATAGTGGCATATTGATAAAATCTCGGATCCATTAGGGACCCGACAATAGCCATCATGCGATTTATTTCTTGCTGGACTTTGATGTCAATGTCAACATGTTCAACGAGCGCCTGCTCAAAGAGGTTACCGATACCTAGTGTAAACCAGGAACCGATAGTTGTCCCTTTGAGGATGACCCTTAGTTCCTCAGCGTTCTTCTCCACGGTGGAGAGTCCTGCACAACCAATTACTGGTGCTACAGGCAGGGAAAATTCCCTGCTGTCCATATGAGTATCCCCATCTCGGGGGTAACTCCTGTAGACAACCCTTTTCAGAAATTCTGACCAGTAAGACGACGCCTTCTCAGAAGGGGAGGTTGGCTCGAGTAGTGTCATTTTGGTAAGCAGGTCATTTGACTTGCAACCTGATGTCTTTCCCGGGCCAAACACCCCAAATTGAAGGACTGCGATAGGATCTTCGCAGATATCATCGACCTGTCTAAGCCACGCGGAAAGGTATCCGCGTGCGTTGAGTAGTAAGTTAACCATATCCTCCGGGATCCACACAGGCAAGCCTGTGTCGGACTCGTGGATTTGGCCAGCAACTAGTCTACGTGTCTTATGCTTAGAGGAAGCATCCCATTGAAGGGATTTTTCAAAGGCTTGAGCATTTCGAGACAAAAACCCACTGATAGCGTCTGTTTCCAGACGGGCTCTGTGAGCAACAGTCTTTACATGCTTTCTACCAAACTCCTTAAGAAGTCGAAGTATGGCCTGGTAACGTGCCACCCGGAAGCTGCAACAGCCGTCAGTATCAAGATCAAGATCTTGACAAATGCCCGGCAGATTGAGCAAGGGTGTGTGAGCAACCAAGCTAAAAACATCGTCAGATAACGCATCTAAGAGCTCCTCATATAGAGTCTCTCGTAGACCCTCTGTGGCCCCACCGACTAAGGAATTACCGGTGGGCTCAGGACCTTTTGGCACTGCACGTGAATTGGACTCTGTCTTTTTCACGATATATCTCCTTGAGAGTTAAAGAAATAACGCCGATTAAAGTGTCACAACAGGAACGGTCAACGATTCCTACCGTATTGGATTAAAGCCTTGAAGCTATCCAAAAAGTAGTAACTAAGGAAGCTTCGCACCGTCCACATGAACAGAAGCACCATGGGCCAGTCGTACGACTCGGCACCCGCAGGGATGCGGATAACTATGTCGCAAAACGCGTTGGCCGAAGTGCCATCTTCGTCACATGTGACAGATGTTACGCCACTCAGTTTGTAACTGTTCATTGGCGGAGTAGGCCGCTTACCATTGGCATTTGCCGGTGGCAGCGACTTGATCACAGCAGGCCTCGTCAGGGTTATCCTGAAAGGCTTTGCGGGCGTATGGAGATGGGGTGCCCCGCTGGGGCACACCGTACCGATTGCCGCGCTGCTTGAGATCACGTTCCAAACACGGGTGAACATCGAAGGGGCGCTGTCCTCGTATAGAGTGACAGTAAAACCCGAATTCGCATTCAGTTCCGTATCTGTAATCGTACCAACTGTAGTAGCACTGTTGAAATTGGCCATGATGGCCCTCCTTAGGTTGATGTTTAAATGAAAGGTAATCCAATCAATGCTTGCCAAACAGACGGGCAACCCCCTGTTTGTACCGCCAGTCATTGATATGGGCCAGTTGGAAGTCGTTCTTGGTTCGCACGGTAGCCTGCTCAGGCATCCGCGTGCGCCCACGGTTCCAATCTGGAGTTACCTTACTCAGTCTGCTAGGGCCTCGGCCCTGTTTCGGAAACCGCAGCGTAATATCGGTTAAGACATTTCGGATGGGTTCGAACATATTCTGAGTCTCACGGCCGTATCTCTGATATAGGTATGATGCAGTATTCGCGATTTGTGACGGCTTCGAAGGAAGCCTAAAATCATCATATCGCGGTAACTCACCTGCCCATGGAGATCGACTAAACGTGAACGATTTCGCAGATATTCGCGAGTCTTCGCCGGAATGTGAGAAGTCAGCCCACCAGTGATAGGGAGTTCCCTCCCCACCAGATAATGGATGATCATCTACACGTCCCAGGTACTTTGACTCTGTATAGGCTTCAGCCTGGTGTATTGCTACTTGCCAGGAGTCTAGCCCAAGCAGGGCGGGTTGCGAGACCGCCTCGAAGAATTGTCCAAGAGGAACAACGTAATCCACGAGCCAAGATCCAGTTAACAAGTTCCATAGTGTATGGATTGCATCCGATGGATGCAATCCGGCCATAGAAAGTGTATCGCTGGACAGAAGTTGCTCAAAGTAGGAACCGATTTTAGAAATGATAATCTCATCGACGTGGAAACTAGTTTCCCAGCCGACCGTATATGGTACCCAAGGCCCGAACATATGTTGCGAGTCGGGGTACGTCCACACGGCTTCCGTTGAATCGCGGTAACTGGCCTGAACTTTATGAGAGGGCCTACTTTCGTAGTCATCATAAAGCTCAGCAAGTAACTCCGCAATATCATGCGCATCCCCGAGCAGGGGAGCGATTCCGAGGTTCCACTCAAGGACGGCGCCTGACCCTAAGTCCGCCAAGGCGGAGGTTAGGCCCCGTTTACTTTTAGCCTTCCTAGCTATCTTGCTAGATTTGCGCATAAGATCGAAGAATCGCTTCGCAGCGTTCTCCAGTCTCGGCGCTAGGCTATTGAGCTGCTCCATCATTTCCGGGGACTCACCCAGGAACGTACCCAGATCAGCGATAATACCCGCCTGCCTCTGGAGATACTTTGCGTACGCCTTTCGGTATACAGCAGAAGGATCCATAAGCAGCGGAGGTATGTCGAGGACGCCAAGTGGTAATCCGGGCAAAAACCCAGAACCCGAGTGTGTCCTGACATCCTTACGGGCGTCATTGTCTGAGAAGTATTGGGTCGACAGTGAATACGAGCAGGGTTTTGCCCTACGTCGTATATAAACTGCCGTCGCTACGGTGGTGGGAAGGATCTCACGTCCGTAACGAGACCAGAAATTGGGCGATGATTGCCCAGAACGAGAACACAGTGTGCTCGAACCAATTACTTGGTTCGAATTAGAGGAAACTTCGTAGGTCTCTCGACCTTCAAGTTCCCACCGACTAGTTGCTGAATGTTGCCATTGGATCGGCCCATCAGTCCAACTTCGTTGCCACTGTGTCATGGATGTCCTCGTTCGATGTTATGTAAAGGATTACATTTAAAAGGGATGAGCCTCCTCGTGGGGC